TCTGAAGATTGTGGGTGGGTTTGGCAAAGAGTAAATCTTGCTTCAACGTGCCCAACTTAGGTGGATTCTTCCACTTGGTCAACGCAGGGGCCTCGAGCCCTAGCTGTACTGCTTGTGTATCGTTGTCGGTCATAATCTGCGTCGTTCTTTAGGTACCTAAGATCATCCCGTTAAACCTTGAAAGTAAACAGAATGGACATTCAATCTCTTCATTCGGCATTCATTATGCCAACAAAGGCTTCTGACAAAGCAGGAGCGTTCGACATCTTTATGCCTGAAGCGGGTGTAGCCACCGGTTTGAGCCAATTGGTTGGTCTCGGATTTGCAGCTGCAGTTCCCGATGGCCATGTGGCTTTGCTGTTGCCCCGCTCGAGTGCCGGCGCTAAACACGGTGTCGAGTTGAACAACACTTGCGGTGTCATTGACTCCGATTATCGCGGAGAATGGAAGGCAGCGATACGAACCAAGAACAAAGTACCCTTTGGCTGGGCTGCTGGCGACCGAGTTCTGCAGTTTTTGGTGGTCCCGATTGCCAATGTCACCCTAAACCAGGTGGATTCTCTCGATGAAACCGTCCGAGGTGAAGGTGGGTTCGGGTCAACCGGCAAGTAAAACCCGACGAACCAAAGAAAAAAGCCCCAATTACGGGGCTTTTTTGTTGATCAAGCGGTTTACCACTTCACTTTGTCTGCCCAGTAGGCCGCACTCATCTTGCCTTTGGCAATGTTCTTGGCATGGCGCGCCTTGAATGCGTCGTTGCGCTTGGAGCCTTCGGGCGAACCCTTGACACCTTGCTGCCCAAAGCGAATCGTCTTCACCGTTGGGCCCACCTTGGCCACGACGATGTGGCTTTTGGTGGCATGGCCCGGTGTTTTCTTGGGCTTGTTGTAGCCGCTCACGCCGGCGCGGGCCAATCGTGAATCGGTAGCCATCAGACCCACCCACCTTTCTGGAGGCGGTTGTACTGCGCACCCTTGTCGACTTGCAGGTTCTGGTTCTCGAGCTCCTGGCAAGACAACTCGTAGCGCTGGAAGTAGGTGTTGCCGGTGTTGTCTTCGCCGCCAATGCCTGCGGGCGTGTGCACGCGCGAAGCCACGAAGAAGAGGAGCGGCTCCAGGTGCGTCTCGGGCAGTTCGAGGAACGTCTCTTCCGGATCCAGGTCACCGTCGTCAAAGACGATCTTGGGGTGCGCTGCGCGGTAGACGATCTGCAAGTTGTCGGTCTTGAGCTCTTCTTCCAGGGTGTCTTTCTTGGCCACGATATCGGCCGGCACCACCAGCACGCGCTGGCTTGGGGTGTTCATCGAGTAGACGTCCACGGCGTTGTTGACCGCAAACTCGTAGCCGCTGTCGGCAAACACGTACTCGACCTTGACGATGTCATCCAGGAAGGGCGACGCGGTCGAATCCTTGATGTACTTGGTGGTGCTGCGGTATTCGCGGTTGCTCACCGCGTACTTGCTTGCCAGGTGGTACTCCAACTGGTCGTCTTGCAACTCGAGCTTGATGCGGCCGACCTTCAGGTTGAAGCGCTTGTAGATCGCGGTCAGCCCCAGATTGATGTGAGCCACGATCTTGGGGTAATCATCAGGGCGGATCTGGCCAGCAGTGCCCCCGCCAATGGAGATTTGTGAAAGCTCACCATAGGTGAGCTGGTCAAAGACTTCTTTCAGATTCATGGTTGTTCCTTACACAATGTATGACGCCATTCGGTTGTCGGGCTCGTCTTCAACGTCGAGCTCCCACATGCCTTCGCCGCTTCCTGCTTTCATCGGAGCTTCCTCCGATGGCTTCCAGGGATTCAGTGACGAGAGCATCGAGATCGTGTCGATGAAGTCATCGTGCTTACTGCGGAAACCAGAAACAGAAACCAGGCTTAATTCATTGATGGCTTCGGCGATTGTAGGCTCTTGCTTTTTCTCTAGCGGGAAAAAGACTTTACGTGCTTTGAACAGAGGAACCACGGTATTAAACCGAACGAGCTTGTTGGTGTTCGGGCGGATGCCGGGCTTGGTGTCGTTGCCGTCGGATGCAAGAGGGAAGTAAATATTCCGGTCAAGCATTTGCCCCTGGATCCACTGGATGAATCCACCTTGTTGACCAGTAACCTCAATGCCCACAGATTGTGGACGGTAGACCTGCGCGAGACGGAAGAGATCATTGATATTGGCATCCATGAGTTGACGCTTGCACACCCCATCGACCCAGAGCCAGTCGCCCACATTGTTGTAGGCCCACACGCTGATCACTGAGAAGTCGGACTTGTCCTTGATCGACGTTGCAAAGTCGGTCGTGATGTAGAAGTTGAATCGGCCTTTGTTGCGCAGCACTGAATCGATGTTGTACCAGCAGATGTCTGAGTCTTGGATCATTCGATCCTCTTCACTCATGATTCGCAGCATCAGTTCTTGGTTGAACGTATCGATCTTGCCGAGCTTGACCGCGTTGTCGTACTGCTGTTTGACATAGTCGTAGGTGAAGCGATCGGGCCATGAGCCACGGAAGTCTTCTCGGGTGCACGGGTACTGCTCGCACACAGGGAACACGTTGACGCCCCAAGCACCTGACTCAACAGCCTTGTACAACGGATCTTTTGCGTTGAACGGTGTACCAGACCAGATGATCATGTTCTTGGTCGGGTGAAGCGCGTAGTCCACCGCTTTGTAGACGGTGTCTTCCACAGCAGCAATCACAGTGGCAGAACGCGCGTCCTCATCGCTGATCAAGTCATCGAGCACGGCCAGCTGCGGACGTTTGCCCAGTTCCTTGGCTCCGCGCACACCGGTCTTGGCACCGTACCCCTTGACGATGAACACCTTGCCGTCGGCGTTCTTGAATTCCCAGCGGATGTCGGTGAACCGGATGTCGGGCACGTACTGCTTCAGGAAGTCGGAGTTGTCCCAGCGGAACTCCAAGTTCTTGCGCATGTTCTTGACCCCGTTCTCGATGGAGTCGGAGACGTAGAGCGCAAGGTCGATCCGGCCGAACCCGGGAATCTCGCCGTAAGTGGCGATGTAGAGAAACAGGTACTCGCCCATCACGGTAGTTTTGGCGATACCGCGGTGACAGAGGTTGATGATTCGCCGGCCGCCATAGGTGATGGTGTCGAGCATTCGGTAGTGCACGAGCGGCGTTTTGTTCTCTTCGCCCTGCACCCCGTTGACGAGCTTGATGAAGGTGACGAACTCCAGCGCAAAGTCACTGGGCACATAGTGCGGGTCAACCGAGTAGTCGGTCTCGTTCAAATACTGCTCAACCGTCCACGGTGCCAGTGCTTCTGCTACAGGATCAATCATCAAACCTCCGATTTTGCTTTGCCGCGAAGCGGCGCTCCGGATTCCAGCCAGCACTCAACAACAAGAAAAAGGTCAGGCCACCAAAGGACAGGCCCACACTCCAGCCGGCCACCTGGTCGAACTGGTAAATCAGCGCGCCCCAGCTGCCGCCCATGAACAACGCGGCAACAAGGCACGTTGCGACGAACAGGGTTCGATCAGCTAATTTCCGCACTGCTTGTTTCCTTGGCTTCCACGTCTACGACTTCAGCCGGGATCACACGGCTATGGGCCACGTCTTGTGCGGTGATCTGTCCTGACTCCATGGCCAAGCGCTGCGCGCGGGCCAGCTCCAACGTGGCTTGCCGCAACTGGGCAATCGAGCCGTCTTCCTTGACCTTGACGTCGAGCTCCACCTTCTGGGTCTCAGGCATCTTGAGGTGTGAGAGCAGCGAGTTGGCCGCATCGCTTCTCACCTTCTCGGAGCGCGCGGTCACCATCAGCTCGGCCTGCACATTCAAAGCCTTCTGGTACAGATCCTGGTTGAGCACATAGCTCGGGATGAGCGTCTGTTCAAAGATCAGGTTGACCAGCTTGCTCTTGTTGTAGGCCGTGACGTAGGAAGCAATGTCCTTGGCCGTCACACCTTGAGCAGCAAAGCGGGTGATCTTGTCGGGGAAGGTCTTGGAATACGCCTCGATGTTCGTGGCCCCCATCAACTTGTGGCTCACGTACTTCACGGCATTCACATATTCCTGCACCTTGAACCTGCCATCGGCCATCACCTTGGTGTAGCTGAGCAGGTTATCCCGGTACGCCTCGTACATCTCGGGATCGGACAGAGTCGTGTTGATCTGGTCAACCAACTCCTGGTTGATGGACTTCTTCACCTTGTCGGGAAGGGCCATCTTGAACTGGTCTACTGTCAGAGCAGTCATTGATCAACCCTTTCATACGTGGCTTCAAAGATGTCGGGCTTGCATGGGTAATGCTCGCCTTTCACACCAGTGATGATCCAGTCACCCGGCGTAACAATGTGCCCTCCTTCAAGGGTGGGGCACCAGCCATAGCTGCGGATGTTCAGGCCAGACTCATAGGACATGAACACCACATCCTCATTGCTTATCGGCACGCTCACGACAACAGGGTGGTCCCCATCCTTGAACCATTGAGTGGCTTCAATGACGACAGGCTTTTTACGAAACAGGCTCATAAAACTCTCTTTAGTTACCTTATAGGGCTCCTATAGTAAACCAAAAGAAAGATACCTAAAAGCATGTAGAACTAATTAGCTACTCTTAGGAGCATTTAAATAGATATAACGGGAGTGGGGTGACGGCGGGGGGAGCCCGAGTCTAACGACAAACCAATCCCCTCGACTTTGGTCGGACATTGGCTGCTTAAAAATTAAGCACGGGTTTGGGGCTCAGGTTTTTCAGAATTTTCATAGCGGGGTATGGAGGTAGGACTGACTGTGTCTACACATCAATCCAAACTACCCCCCCCCCTATACCGCTGCGCTACCTTCCCTCACTCGCTGCGCCGCACTCCGTGCACGGGTGGGCAATCCTGCCTGTATACATCTAGGAGTCTCAATCATGCTCGGAGCAATCTTCAACGTCGTCATCTCCATCTGCGTCGCACTGCAGAAATACGCCAAAGCCTTCGAAGCCTCAGGCGACATGGCTAACCGCATCGTCACCGTCGCTGACAAGCACGTCCACAACTGGGAACTGGAACAGGACCAGAAGATCGAAGCTACCAAAGCTAAAGTCCTCGCATCCAAGTCCACTGCCCAAGACTAAGCCCAAGCCCACTTCGGTGGGCTAAAGCCGTCTACACATCAACACAATCAAGATAGTCAGTTCTTAGATAGAACTGTCTTCTCAACTCAACTGCACAGCACTCCGTGCTTCAGTGGGATACCGATACCCATCGGCTGCAGGTTTCCTGCACAGAGGCTGAGCAACGTCTCAGCTCTCTAAATCCCCTGCGTTAGTTGGCACTAACTCACCTAATCCCAATACCGATATCAACCCGATATCCAAACAAACATTCAAAGGAACAACTCAATGATCACGCGCAAGAACATCTCTCGCATCTTCTACATCTATTCAGAAGCCTCAGTCGCTGTGCTGCTGGGCATCTGTTCACTGATCGAACTCGGCTGCTACCTAGCAGTGCCTGAGTTCTTCCAACCCATTGCACTCGGCGCAGCCGTGGTGTTCTGCCTTCTGACCATCTACCTGGTGGTCTTCATCTACAACTGTGAAAAGAAATGGAGTGAGTAATGTCACGAGCCCAACTCAACACTGAAACCCTAGCTGACATCTATTCCGCATGGTGCCAAGGCTTCCCACCACTCGAGCTGGCCAAGGCCCTTCGCCTTGTGCCTGAGACCGTCATCGCTGAGTACGTCCGTCTGGACGACCTCGTCCGCTTCAACCAATCCAAGGGCTAACCCTATGAAAACCAAACTCATCACTGCTGCTCAGACCCTGCTTGCGATAGCCCTTTGGGGTGGCATTGGGGCACTTCTCGCATGGCGAGGGTGACTAGCAGTCAAGCTTTGATCTATATCAATGCCTGACACAACTCTTACATCTGACCCGCATTCACATGGTGCTACCTTCCGGCCTCGTTGTGTGTGTGGTCAAAGGACAGCTGCGGTTTTGGGCTCCGCCCAAAGGTGGCAAATCCTGCCTTCTATCTTTTTAACTCTGGAGAATCTCTCATGGCCTTCAATCAATCCAACGCACAACGCACTGAAACTCAAGCCAACGACAGCTGGAAAGCTCAGGGCTTCCTGAACCTGTACTTGCCCAGCAAGAACGGTCAGCGCAAGAAGCTCGGCGCTATCCCTCTGAAGGAAAGCAAGCACAGCGAGAAAGCCCTGCTCGCATGGCTGAACGAAGATCCGAGCCGTGTTGCTCAGATCATGGCCAAGCTTGAGATCGAGTACCAGTCGGCCACACCGGCTGATGCCTCGGGCTTCGACCTGTAATCGGGTTCCTCGACCCAAGACCACTACCCGAAAGGGTGGTGGTCTTTTTTTGTCCAGCTGATTCTCAGCATAGACAGTCGTGCCCTTAGTTTGGACTCCGTCCGTGGCTGGCGCTTTTGCCAGATTCCATAGACGAGGAACCCATGGAACCAATCAAACAAGTCATCTTGCAAGAGATGAATGAGGAGCGGTACAACCGCAAGCACATCGATGCCAAGATCAAGGAGTTCATCACGGGTAATGAGGCGACTACCAAGCAAATGTTCATGGGCGTCATGCTGGTGGAGAAGTACATGGCTGGCCAGTACTACGAATCCAAGATGAAACGCATCGAACAGCTGCGCTCACTGGACATTCAAGACCTGGTCTTGGACATCTTCATCGGCGTGGCCTACTACCAACGACCAGAACTCTTCACTTCTGTGTCGGCACAGATCGCCAACCGGCTCAAGTTCTCCGACAAGACCGAGGCCATCGCCACGGTAGCGGAGCTACTTGCCGTGCTCTGCCAGACCGATGCCTTCGACATCGACAAGCCTGACAAGATGGCGAGCTTGGAAATCGTCTCTCGCATGCAGCTGCCAGCCAACCTGGTGGCGTTCATCGAGAACAGTGAATACCTGCCACCCATGGTGTGCAAGCCCTTGGAGTTGACCCACAACTACTCGAGCGGGTACCTCACGCACAACGATTCCCTGATCCTGGGCACCGGCAACCACCATGACGGAGACATCTGTCTGGATGTGCTGAACCTGATGAATAGCGTCGCGCTGCGACTGGACACCGACTTCCTCTCACAAGTGGAAGAAGAACCCACCTTCGAACTGGACAGCCAGGAAAAGGAAGACTTATGGGCTGACTTCAAACGTCAGAGCTACGTCTTCTACAACCTGATGGTCCAGTGCGGCAACAAGTTCTACCTGAACCACAAGGTGGACAAGCGTGGCCGCATCTATTGCTCGGGCTATCACATCACGACCCAAGGTACTGCGTTCAAGAAAGCCTCGATCGAGCTCGCTCATGAGGAGATCGTGACCGGTGCACCATGAATCGGTACTACCTCTGGAAGGGCAAAGACGTCACTTTTGTTGATAGCTGGGCAGTTGCCATGAGCTATACCAACTACTTCATCTTTGACCCTAACGAAGAACATCCCGACGATCGGTGGGGTGTCATTGCCAAAGGCCAATGGTGGCCACGCGATGTGGACTCCATCCCACCTGAGTTCAAAACCAAACTACTGATCCTAGGAGCCTTTCAATGAAATCACGCTACTACCTGTACCGCATGGGAACCCTGGTCATGCTGGACGACATCAGTCTTGATGACGCTCGCAAATATCAGGGTTACTACTGCCTGGACATGGGTGCAGACCTGCGCTCACCCAGCCACGGGATGATGCTGGGCGGAAGACTCAAAGAACTGTCTGCCGACAAGTTCCCCACGGACTTCCGCGCCAAGCTACTTGTGCTGGATGTGCCGTGATTGTCCGTCTGTACTACGCCAACCAGTTGCTCCAGCAATGGTGGAGAAGCAGCCACTTCTCCAGCCTGGGTGGCATTCCCTCTGACATCCGAGAGACCCATGGTCTCGAGGTCTACAACGGTGGGTACATCTCATGTACTCCAGGCAATGGTCACGGCACCGAATGGTACCGATGTGACCTCATTCCAGTGAGAGATGTGGAAGTTCCCAAAGAACTTCTAGTACTCGAGCTACTTCAAACTTAACCAAGGAGCCATCAATGGCAATGACTTTCTATACCGGATACGAGTACTTGCTCATTGATGCTGCTACGCAGTATGGCCTCGACAAACTCACCTTTGAAGAGCGCATTCAATGGGCTACTGACAACATCAATGACCTTGAGTTGCTCAGCGTCAGTGCTGAAACTGCACCTCTTTACCGCAAAGCTGTAATGGCCATCCGCAAAGCCCAACAGGGTATTCCCACCGGTCACCTGGTGGGTGTCGACGGTACCTGCTCAGGGATCCAGGTCATGTCAGTCCTCACAGGCTGCGAGG